AAGACTATGATGACCGTTAAAGTCATTAAACCTACATTAAAGTATATAACTTATTGTTATTACTATTAATGAATTCATTAAAGTCATTAAAGATAAAGGGGTACAACACATGGAAAAACATGAAGACACAACGGTAACACAACATGAAGATGATTATGTCTTGTTACAAGAAGAACGACATTACATTCAAACAATTAATGCTTTTGTGGAATTGATTGTCTTGTACGGATGGGATAAAGTAACGTCTGACCTTAGAGCAGCAATGGGGGAAAAACAATGGTGATCTCTTTGTTTGTGTTTGTCTTAACTTTGATAAAGGTGTCATTAAAATGAGTGGAACTGCAACATTAACGTATGATTTGTCTAAACCTGAACAAGCCTTTGCACATAAGTGTGCATTGAAGGGTCTTGAAGCGTGTCAGATGCTCGAAAGTCTCAAAGCTACAACGGCAGGGTACACAGCGTACAAAGGGCTGTCTGAGAGCGTTTTAGCGGATATCATCTCAGACTTGTCTAAGTGGGACAGCGTAACGCTTTAAGGATGTGAAGCTATGAGTAAAGAAGCAATGAAGCAAGTTTTAAATGTCACTCAAGATGGCGAATTCATTTGGCATCCCGATGCTGATAGGTTGATTGAAGAAGGTGACTTTACTGGTTCACCAGCAATGCAACACATTCTTAGGGTTTTGAGAGCCAAGCAAAGCGATAGCGTAGAGCAAAGCACGAAGTGCGTGGGTGAGTCAGATGACTTAATGATCGCTTACATGAGTGGCTTACATGACGGTAAAAAACTAGTAGGCCGTGGGAACAAACCTTGTCAAACATGCGAAGCACTTGCCAGAACAGTGATGCTTGACCAGTCATCACATGACTCCATACCACAACAACGCAAGCCGCTGACGGATGAGCAGATTGAAAAGATATGGGGCATCCACAAAGACGATGATGAGCATTTTGACATCACATACGAGCGCGACATAACCAGAGCAATCGAATCCGCCCACGGCATCACTAAGGAGTAAGACATGGCACATGGAGATGGCGGTAAAGGATCAGGAAGACGTAACGAAGACTCACAGGCAGTTCGTGACGGATGGGACAGGATATTTGGTAACAAGAAGGAAACAACAATGAATGACGAATATGAACATGACGACGATGAAACCATTGAAGACTTTGAGGACGATGAAGGGCGTATCTGTCCTGTCTGTCGAGGTCACATGGTAGTTACAGCCACAGGTATGTATATGTTTTGTGACACTTGTGGTCATCGTGAGGAGCTGGACAATGACGACTACCTTTAAGAGTGTCCACATTGAAGGCAAGTGGCCTTATAAGTACGAAGCACCTAATCGTAGGGTGTTCAAACGTGAGACTATGGATAGGGCTAATGCTCGTAAGCGTGAGATCTACCATCAGAAGAAAAAGCTCCTAGGCTTACAGGTCTTTGAGATGGACATTGACATCTGTGAAAGGCTTAATAATGACACAGTTAAAAGTCGCAAGTAAGTTCCTCAGGCACACCTCCTGTGAGCATTGTGGTAGCTCTGACGGCTCTTCTGTCTACGATGATGGACACCAGTACTGCCATGTCTGTCATGAGTACACAAGAGGCGAAGGTGAAACACCCACTGTGGTACAAAAACAACAAACAACTAAGGTATTTACAATGAAAACACAAGGGGAAGTTAAGGCTATAGTAGATCGAGGTATCTCACGTGAGACTTGTGAGTACTTTGGTGTTACTCAGGCTGATGGTAAGCACTTCTACCCTTATTTTGATGAAACAGGTGCTAAAGTAGCTGAAAAGATCCGATCTGTAGAGAACAAGACGTTCTCAATCGCTGGAAACTTTCAAAAAGCGACACTTTTCGGGCAGTCATTGTTTCAGAAAGAGGGTAAGTACATCACCATCGTTGAAGGTGAACTAGATGCTCTAGCATCATTCCAGATGACAGGCAGCAAATATCCAACTGTGAGCATCCGTAATGGGGCTTCAGCGGCTGTTAAAGACTGCAAGGCTCAGTATGAGTACCTAGATAGCTTTGAGACTATCGTGATCTGTTTTGATGCTGATGAACCCGGTCAGAAGGCAGCTAAAGAAGTTGCTGAGTTATTCGGAAATAAAGTTAAAATTGTTAAACATTTAAAGGAGTGCAAAGATGCCTGTGATTACCTCATTAACGGACGAGGAACTGAATACGTTAATCAATGGTGGAGAGCTGAGAGTTATGTACCCGATGGGATCATCCAAGCCTCAACACTTTGGGACAGCGTATCTACACCTGAACCCATCGCAGAAGCCTTCTACCCCTTCAAGGGACTTAATGAGTTGCTCTACGGACTCAGATCGGCTGAACTCATCACTGTCACGGCTGGATCTGGTCTTGGAAAGAGTCAATTTCTTAGAGAGATACTTTACCAAATACTTGGGACAACAAAGTGGAATGTCGGAGGAATGTTCCTCGAAGAATCAGTGCGTAAGACCGCACGGTCTATCATGTCATTGCACGCAAACAAAAAGTTGCACCTGCCCGACACTGAAGTCACAGAACGAGAATTGAAGGAGGCATTCGATGCTACTCTCGGTACTAACCGTGTATTTCTGTTTGACCATTTTGGTAGTCTTGCCATTGATAACGTCCTCAATCGAATCAGGTACATGGCACGTGCTTGCGATTGTCGTGTGGTTTTTCTCGACCATATTTCTTTGGTTGTTAGTGGGATGGATGGCAATGATGAGCGTAAGTCTATTGATGTCTTGATGACTCGACTACGTACATTGGTACAGGAGACAGGTATCACTCTTATCTGTGTATCACACCTCAAACGACCTAACACTGACAAAGGACATGAAGATGGTACAGCGGTATCCTTATCTCAGCTACGTGGCTCTGGTGCTATTGCTCAGTTGTCTGACGCTGTTATCACTTTGGAGCGTAACTCCATGAGCGAGGATGCTGAAGTACGTCACACTACCAAGGTAGCAGTGGCTAAGAATCGCTACAACGGACTCACAGGCCCTGCTTGTTCTCTGAAGTACGATATGGATACAGGTAGAATGATTGAAGTCACAATGGAGCCTCTTTGAGGCGTGGAGGAACTATGACAAAAGATAGTCAAATTAACGCAATCCGATATGCTATTGACACCATAGAGTTATGGATGACACGTTATCCTAAGAGAGTAGATGAGGATGATTTCAAAGCTATAGAACAGCTACAAGAACTTATTGACTTTATGGAGTCACAAAAATGATTGAAATGATGATTGTTGGTGCTACAGGCATCGGTTACGCTATCGTAGGTACGCTACAGAGCCTCAAAGGTGAGTACGCTAACGGTATGATCTGGTGGGGATATGCCGTGGCGCAAATCGGTCTGTTTATTAACTTGAAGTGAGGGCGTATGAAAGTTTTTGTTCTTACATGGCGTTATTGGGACGGTTCAGCTTCAGGGGTCATTGATGTGTTCTCTACATTAGAAGCTGCTCAAAGAGTTGTTGGATATTTAGAGATTCATGGAAGTGGTAAATTTGAGATACATGAAAAAGAAGTGATATGAGAATCGCTTTAGACATTGAGACTAACATGGCACATGATGTGATACATCTTTGTATTACTCAGGACATTGACACAGGAGAAATGAAAGTATGGAAAGCTCCAACAGGACTTTGGGACTACTTAAAGGACGCTACGTTGATCGCAGCCCACAACGGAATATCATTCGACTTTCCGATCTTAAACAGGCTCTGGAAGACCAAGATTGGACTGAAGCAAGCATACGACACACTCGTAGTATCAAGACTGCTAGAACCGACAAGGGACGGGGGACACAGCCTCGACGCATGGGGAAAGACACTCGGAGTAGCGAAGCTGGACTACAAGGCAACATGGCAATGGATGATGAACAGAAGGGAAGAGTATGATGGAGAAGCTTTTGACAGACCTGTTGAATCTCTTCTTTACTATTATTGCAGGCGTGACGTTGATGTCCTTTGCAGCTTATTTCACAGGCTTTGCACTGATGTTGCTGACAAAGGCTTTGCACATGACAGCCTTGTTCTTGAATTTTCCGTTGCTGCTATCATAGCCAAGCAAGAGAAGAATGGGTTCAAACTAGATACTATTCACGCTACTTGTTTACTTGCTGAACTCAAAGGAAAGATGAGCGCTATCTACGACAAGATGCAAGAGCAATGGCCTCCTTACGAGGTAGAACGTATCTCTGAGAAGACAGGGAAGACTTTGAAGCCTGAGTTGGTAGTGTTCAATCCTGCATCACGTCAGCAAGTAGCTGATAAGTTGATTGGCTTAGGATGGAAGCCTACTAAGAAGACTGAGAAGGGGTCAGTGATCGTTGATGAAACTACGTTGCAAGGACTTAAGTGGCCTGAGGCTCAGATGATTGCTGAGTACTTTATGTTACAGAAACGTATAGCTCAGATTGAATCATGGTTAGAGGTTGTAGGTAATGACGGACGAGTACACGGTAGAGTTATCACCAATGGAGCTGTAACAGGTCGTATGACTCACATGAAGCCTAACATGGCACAGATCCCTAACTCAGGCTCACCGTATGGCCCTGAATGTAGACAGTGCTGGACTGTTGAGGAAGGTAACGTCCTAGTGGGATGTGATGCTAGTGGTTTAGAGCTACGTATGTTGGCTCATTACATGAAGGATAGCGGATATGTCAGAACGGTTACAGAGGGTTCTTCAAAAGAAGGTACAGACGTTCATACTGTCAATCAACGAGCTGCGGGACTGCCCACACGTGATGCTGCAAAAACTTTTATCTACGCATTTTTGTACGGAGCGGGGCCAGCGAAAATTGGAAGCATCGTTGGAGGAAACGCTAAAGATGGGCAACGTCTTATTGATCGCTTCATGGTGGGAACACCAGCTCTTAAACGACTACGAGATAAGGTTGGAGTCTATGCCGCTAAAGGATTTGTTCCAGGCCTTGATGGAAGAAAGATCTGGGTTCGAAGCGAACACGCAGCACTTAATAGTCTGCTTCAGGGAGCCGGAGCGATTGTAATGAAGAAAGCTCTGTGTATCTTAAATGATACAATCAGGGTTAACGGATGGGATGCTAAGTTCGTAGCTAATGTCCACGATGAATTTCAGATAGAATGCAAAGCTGACATAGCTGACTTAGTAGGTCAAGCAGGTAAGCAAGCAATCATTGATGCAGGATTAGCTTACGAGTTAAGATGTCCTCTCGATGGGGAATACAAAATCGGAGCTAACTGGCGCATGACGCATTAGGAATGAAAATGACACAAGATGAAATCATAGCTATAGCTAGACAGGTTGGATTCGAATCTAATGAAAATGATATTTATAAAGATTTGTCCTTAGAGGCTTTCGTATGTGTTGATTACGAACTTGTACGGTTTGCCAATTTGATAGCGGAGATCGAAAGAGAAGCGTGTGCAAAAGTGTGTGATGAATTTGCAGAACGTGTTGCAAGCCAATGGTGTGCTGAAAGAATCAGAGAAAGAGGAGACTAAGTGATAGACAAGACAGACAAGATTAAATCTCAGATCATGTTGAACATAACTGATGAAACATTTATGATTCTTCACTCTGAGGATCTAGATATTCTCGATGTATACTTGGTGCTCTCAGCAGCCCTTGACTACATCGAAGATGAAGCGGAAGCTCTCTCCCGCAAAGAAGGGAGCTATTTACAATGAAGGAAGTAAAATGAAGTTAGAATTGGAACAGAATGAAGTAGAGTTCATCATCAACGTGCTTGGTGAACTACCTACAAAGAGCAATGCTTTTGTCTTGTTACAGAAGCTCTTGCAACAGGCTCAATCTCAGATGCCCGTTGAATCAACCGAGGCTACGGCCTAACTTAGTAAAAGGAAAGAAGAAAATGTCAGATTTGAAACCAGTTAAGATCTCCGGTGAATTGTTTTGGTCAAAGTGGATGGCTGAATTCAACAAAGCATTCAACACGGACAATGATCGCTACGAATGCACCATCGGTAACATCTCCGATGACGATGCAGCGAAGCTCACAAGCCTTGGTATCAAAGTCAAGCACAAAGAAGCAATGGGTAACTTCATCGTAGCTAAAAGCAAATTCTTGTTCAAGCCTACCGATGACAAGCTCCAAGAGATTCCTGTTGATGCTCTCGGTAACGGTTCTAAGTGTGTAGCTATCGTTGGCTCGTACACTCACCGTATGTCTTCTAAGCATGGTAATGCCCCATCGCTGAAGACAATCATGGTCACTGAAGTTAAGACTTACGTGCCAGAGACTACGGCTGATGACGAAGCCCTCTAAGCCTCTACTGGCAATCTTAGATGCAGACATTATCACTTATCGTGTTGGGTTTGCATCTGAGGATGTCGATGAAGCTATCTGTTTGGCTCGTGTGACTCAGTTAGTTCATGAGATTGTCTTCGATGACCTGAAGTGTGATGACTACAAAGCTTACATTACAGGGAAGACTAATTTCAGGAATGAGCTAGCAGTCACTGAGCCTTACAAAGGTAATCGTAAAGATGCTAAGAGGCCAGTGCATTATCAAGCTATCAGAAACCATCTCCAGCGCCTAGGTGCAGAACTGGTAGAAGGACAGGAAGCAGACGATGCAGTGGCTATCGAGGCAACTAAGACAGGTGGATGGATTGTCTCCATTGACAAAGACCTAGATCAAGTCGCAGGTTGGCATTACAACTTTGTGAAGCATGAGGAATACTACGTTACTGAAGAGGAAGGTCTTCGTAACTTATTCACACAGGTGCTCACAGGGGATCGTATTGACAACATCATTGGCTTGAAAGGCATAGGGCCTAAGAAGGCTGAGAAGCTTTTAAAGGATTGTAAAACTGAAAGGGAATACTATGATGCTTGTCTCAAAGCTTACGATGGTAATCAACTTCGTGTCGATGAAAACTTGAATCTTCTATGGCTACGAAGAGAACCAAACCAAACGTGCCCACTTCTTTCTACCTTGTTGGGTGTCAGTGGAACGTCAAGTACGTAGAGGAGTTATCTGAGTACGGCAAGTGTGATTGTGCTACTCAGGTGATTCACTTACGAGCAGGTATGAACAAGAACTTCACTGAACAAACCTTCTGCCATGAACTCGTTCACGCTATCATGTTCGCTATGGGACATACACAGCATGATGAGGTCTTCGTAGATGCCTTCGGTGCTTTGTTACATCAGTATGAGAGAACTAAACTGTAATGGTAACTAGGAAAACAACAAGCAGTAAACGAGCAGCGGCTCTGAAGCATGGGTGGCGTAGCGGCTTGGAAGAAGATGTCGCTAAAGCTCTCACAGCAGCTGGAGTTCCTTTCACTTACGAAGAAGTCAAGATCAAGTACATCAAGCCAGCGAGTGAACATCAATATACTCCTGACTTTGTGCTCGATAATGGGATCATCGTAGAGACTAAGGGACGTTTCCTAATTGCTGACCGTAAGAAACACATCCTCGTCAAGAGGCAACAACCACACTTGGATATTAGGTTCGTATTCTCTAATAGCAATCAAAAGCTAAACAAAGGATCACGTACTACATATGCTCAGTGGTGTGTTAAGAACGGTTTCCAGTACGCTGATAAGACAATCCCTGAAGATTGGATCAAAGAAAGACGTAGGAGTGTAAACGATGGACGTAAGCTTAACGCAGCGTAGCGAGTATATTAAAGGAGGCTTTAATGGATGTGCAGCTAATTAAAGAGAACGAAGACGGTAGCGCAGATTACTTTGTCAATTTAAGTAATGAAGAGCAAGCACAGCTTCTTAGATTTGCTTTTATTGAGATGTTAAAACGAGGAATAGAGGAAGGAAAACAATATGAGTGCAGTGAGTTTAGTTGGGGTAACACCGGATGCGGAGAATCTAATTGCGAAGATGGCAAGGGTGAGCAATCCTGCGAATCAGGACAATGTGGCTTCTGCACCGAAGCTCCTAAAGTATCTGATTAAGAACAAGCACTGGAGTCCCTTTGAGATGGTTAACGTCTGTATGGAGATTGAAACTACTCGTGATATAGCTCGTCAGATCTTACGTCACCGTAGCTTCTCTTTCCAAGAGTTCTCGCAGCGTTACGCAGTCTCTGAAGGGTTCATTCAGAACTCTCAAGCTAGACTACAAGACGAGAAGAACCGACAGAACAGCCTGTACACTGATGACATCAGCTTACAGAACTGGTTTGAAGGTGCTCAACGTCGCTTAGTCGCAGAAGCTAAGTTCCTGTACTCAGCAGCTCTCGAAAAAGGTATCGCTAAGGAGTGTGCTCGTGTATTGTTACCTGAAGGCTTAACTGTCTCTAGAATGTACATGAATGGTACTCTTCGTAGTTGGTTACATTACATCGAGATCCGTTGTGATGCAGCAACACAGAAGGAACATCGTGACGTAGCAGTGCAATGTCGTGATATTATCTTTGAGTTATTTCCAACGATCAAGGAAATTGCAGAAGAGAATTGGAACAGCTAATGGCTAAGCTAGTAGTTCACTATAAACCACCTCCTTTCCATCCTGATTGGACTAAAGGGTACAAGGTATACGTTATAGATCATCCTCGATTAGGGTGTAGAATGATAGAAACATCGGAGGTTATCAAAGACTACGGTAACGGGATCTTTGAGACTAAGTATGTTGTATATCATCCACTAGACGGAGAATTCTATGACACGTAATTCGCTTTACTCACCTGAGCCTTATCGAGCACTTGAGAATTATTTCTTTAGAATTGTAAACACCACACCAAAGGAACCAACTATGTTTGAGATCATGAAAGCTAAATGGACTGAGTTTTTAACGACACAGTTTAAATGGATTGAAGAACCAGCTACGATTGAGGAGGTAGAGCCTGAAGACTACTGGGCCTTCTACGCTCGTACATCAGCCTATGAGGATATTTCAGCTAAGGAAACATTCATTAAAGGTCAGCAAGACGGTACTTGGATGGAGATCGTAGATGAGGTCTTGGATGTCCTGAGCCATCATTACGGTTACAACATCAAGGAACAGGTTTACTACTCAGTATCCTTCCCTTTGAACCAAGAAGGCTGTGCTGGCTATGGACGTAGTTTGAACGATGAGGTGCTCCAGAAGCTCTTGTTATCTTTCCCTGAAGTTTACGAAACACACGGACACATTGAATAATGAGGATCCTCTGCATTCCAGACACACAGTGCAAACCAGAGGCGGCTCAGGAGCATCTTACATGGGCAGGGAAAGCAATCTGTGAGTACCGTCCAGACGTGGTTGTTCATCTAGGGGATCACTGGGACTTCCCTAGCCTTAGCAGCCACGACAAAGCAGGTAGCAAGTACTTTGAAGGTAAGCGCTACCTAGCTGACGTAGAGGCTGGTAATAAGGGCATGAAAGTGCTCTTAGAGCCTCTCAAAGAGCTTCAGAAAGCACAGAGAGAGACTAAGCACAAGGTGTACAAGCCTCGTATGGTCTTCTTGAAGGGCAACCATGAGAATAGGCTTACAAGGGCGGTTAACAATAACCCTATGCTTGAGGGCCTACTGACCTATGATGACCTTGACTTGAAAGATTGGGAAGTACATGAGTTCCTCCATCCCGTATTTATTAATGGCGTTGGCTTCAACCACTATTGGCCTGTGGGCGCTATGGGACGTCCTGCCGCAAGCCCTGCTGCTATCATTAGCAAGCTACACATGTCTTGTATTGCTGGACACCAACAAGGTAAACAAGTGGCGTATGGTAAAAGAGCTGACGGTGTATCTATCTCTGCTATTGTTGTCGGTAGTTATTATCTTCACGATGAAGACTATATGGATCAACTAAGTAACCGCCACTGGCGAGGCTTACTGGTTATGAACGAAGTCAACGATGGGCATTTTGATGAACTTTTCCTGTCAATCGAATATTTACAACGAAAGTACTCACATAATGAAACCAACAGTTAAAGAGATTGAAGAATATCAAGCTGGCTTAAACGGTACAGCTTACTACGATGTGGTAAGTAAACCAAAGCATTACATGCTCTTTGAAGATGAAGGTATTGAAGTGCGTCACGTCATCGCTAAACTGGTATCTAAATTTGGACCTCCAGTTGAAGGTATGTTTATAGCTGATTATGTACAACTTATGCAGTACTTAATGAGATTCATGGACAAAAATGGCGTAGAAGATCTCAAAAAGGCTCGTTGGTATCTTGACAAGATGATCGAAACGTACTAAAATACCTGCCCTTCAAAATTTAATCACAACAAAGAAAGCGAACATGACAATTAAAGAAATGACTCCCTATGAAACTTACATAGCCAAGTCGAGATATTCACGCTATCTTGATGACAAAGGACGACGAGAGCATTGGCCTGAGACTGTACATCGCTATATGCAGTTTATGTATAAGCATCTTCAAAAAAACCATAACTACACCATTGATGGTGCTTTGTATGATCGTTTGTTTAACGCTATTGTTAGTCGGGAAGCTCTTCCATCTATGCGTTCTTTGATGACCGCTGGTGATGCCTTAGAGCGTCAGAACGTAGCTGGTTATAACTGTTCATTCCTACCTATTGATGATCCTAAAGCCTTCGATGAGGCTATGTACATCCTCCTGTGTGGTACAGGCGTAGGTTTCTCTGTGGAGCGTAAGTATGTCAACCGTCTACCTGAGATTCCTGAAAAGCTTTATGAGTCTAATACTGTGGTTCACGTTAAAGACTCCAAAGAAGGATGGGCTAAAGCCTTACGTCAAGTTATGGCTCTGTTATGGGCAGGTGAAATCCCTAAGTGGGACGTATCGGCGGTTCGTGCGGCAGGTACACGGCTTAAAACTTTTGGAGGACGAGCTTCTGGGCCTCAGCCCTTGGTGGAGCTATTCTCGTATGTGGTGGCTAAGTTTAAGGCAGCTCAGGGTCGTAAGCTTTACTCCATCGAAGCCCATGACATCCTCTGTAAAATCGGTGAAGTCGTTGTGGTTGGTGGAGTTCGTCGCTCTGCAATGATCTCTCTGTCTGACTTAGATGATGATCGTATGGCTCACGCTAAAGCAGGTAACTGGTGGGACGGCAATGGTCAACGAGCCTTAGCTAATAACTCAGCTGTCTACGATGTCAAACCTGACGTAGGTCAGTTCATGCGTGAATGGAGCAATATCTATGAAAGTCACTCAGGTGAACGTGGTATCTTTAACCGCTATGCTTCAGAGATTCAAGCAGGTAAGAATGGACGTCGTGTACTCGGTAAAGAGTGGGGTACTAATCCTTGTAGTGAGATCATTCTTCGTCCTTACCAATTTTGTAACCTCAGTTCAGTTATCGTTCGTGCGGATGACACGATGGAGTCTCTCACTGAAAAGGTCACTATTGCTACGATTCTGGGTACTTTTCAATCGACGTTGACTAGTTTCCCGTATCTGCGTAAGATCTGGCAGACTAACACTGAGGAAGAACGTTTGTTGGGTGTTTCAATGACTGGTATCTTGGACAATGAGTTGTTGAATAACGCTTACGATAAGAAATTACCTGAACGCTTAGAGGAGTTAAAGAATGTCGCTGTGGATACTAATAAGCATCTTGCTGCTGAACTTGGCATCAATCCTTCTGCTGCGATCACGTGTGTCAAGCCTGAGGGAACTGTTAGTCAGCTCACTGGTACTGCTAGCGGCATTCATCCTCAACACAGTGCTTATTTCATTCGTCGTGTACGCTCTGATGCCAAAGATCCGCTCACTCAGTTTCTGAAGGACTCTGGTTTCCCTTGGGAGCCATGTGTGATGAAGCCTGATTCAACTGCTATCTTCTCTTTCCCTATGAAGACACCAGAAGGTGCTCGTCTACGTGAAGATTTGAATGCTATTGAACACTTGGATTTGTGGTTGACATTCCAGCGTCACTGGTGTGAGCATAAGCCTTCAGTTACAATCTCAGTTAACGAAAATGAATGGCCTAAAGTAGGAGCATGGACATGGGAACATTTTGATGAAATCACCGGTGTATCGTATTTGCCTATGGATCTTGGTACGTACCGTCAAGCTCCTTATGAGACTTGTACCAAGGAACAGTTCGAAGAAGCACTTGCTAAGACACCTACTACAATTGATTGGGAAGCTATGAAAGAAGTCACTGATAACGTAGAAGGTGCTCAGACCCTCTCATGTACCGCAGGTGGTTGTGAAATCTAAGAAACGGGCTACACCAATACCGCCAAAAACAGGGTGGCCTCCGGGCCTCTTGCAAGATGACTCTAGTGAGTTATCTAGGTGGTTTGCTAATCGTCTTGACGCAAGAGAAACATTAAGGAGATTTATTAGAGATGAAAACAATCGTATATACGAAAGACAACTGTCCAGCGTGTGTACAACTGAAGACGAAGTTGACCTCGGAAGGGGTTGACTTTGTTGAGGTTCACTTAGGCAAGGATATGAGCATTGAAGCATTCAAAGAGAAGTTCCCTTTAGTGCGTTCAGTCCCTTACATGGAATACACTAAGGATACTGTATGGTGAACGGAGTGAACGTATGGTAGTTGACATATCATGGACAGGAGGTCTCGTGCTAGGTATCCTCCATACTGATGAAGCTATCATCGAGACTGACGAAGGTGTTTACGAGATGACTAACGCTATCCTGATTCACCTAGGATTTTTCACAATAGCTTTTATTTTTGTATAAACATTAAAGGCCCTCTAAGGGGCCTTTTTTGTATACTTAAACTTACTTATTGTAAACTTAAGCCTACGCCTTATCAGGCTTTATGATACTGTTCTTCAGTCAAGATACCGGGTTTGTACTTGTTCTCAGGACGGAAGATAGTTAGCTCTTGTTGTCTCATCTCAGGTGCGAAGCTGATGTGCATCCAACGACCAAACTCATGAATCATCTGGTCAAACTTGATACCTGCTTTCTGTACTTCTTGACACAGTTGCAAAGGAGTCAGTTTAGAGCTAGATACGTCGATAGCCCAACCATCCATGTGTGAAGAGATCTTAGATCCTCCAACAGCCACGTTAACAGCTGGTAGACGTAACCAAGAGTTGATCTTCAGAGGGCCTGTAACAGCACGTAGTTGCTCTAGCTTCTGAGCTGCTACTTTCATGTTTTCAAGTTGAACAGTAGATGGTTGATTGTCGATGCCTTGACGCACAGCAGTCTCGCTGTAGGTGGCTTCTTCAAGAGTAAAATGCTCACTCAGTTGCATCGTCAGCTCCTTTGATATTGATACCTGTAATCAGACCGATAAAGCCACCAACGATAGTTTGGAAGGCAGGGCCGATAATGGCGAAGATAGCTGTATCATCAACTGCGGGGTCGAGAAGAGCGATAATAAACATGACCATCATAACGATGACCACAGCCACTAGCGAACCAGCAGCTATAACAGTAATCCAATCTTTTAACTTCATTTTTTAGCTACCTTATCAGCTAGTTTTTCCATTGTCCTGCCACCGAAGTAGAAAGACATTACGAGCATTCCCCACTGACCAAGAAGCTCAACATAAGCACCTCTAGTCTCGTATTCGAAGATAGAAGCGATAGCGAAGCCACTGTAGGCCAGCAAGAGGAATATCAACACCATAGGACGGATGTTCTTAGACAACCAAGAGTCAGAGGCCATATCAGCCTTCATACGCTCCGTCAGGTTAGTTTGTTCAATCTCGTACTCTTTAGCGTCAATCTCTTTGAGCTTCAGAGCTAACTCAGGATTGTCTTTCAGAGCTTGAGTAACTGCGCTAGGCGTAGCCTCAACACCGAGCTTAGAAGCTATAGCATTGATAGCCATGCCACCCATAGGCCCCATAACGGCAGTAGCCAGTGCAGGAGCAGCTCCTTTGAGCATATTCAGTAGTTCATTCATTTAGATGCCTTACACGCCTCAACAGCGTCCTTCACGATAATGTATAAGTAGAGTTCAAAAGGTAAAATAATAAAGAACAACAACGTAAGCAAAATAAGGAAGCTTACGTAGGCTGTCTCGCTAGAAGAATTGCTATTGTTAGTCCCCATGTTTCCATCACTATTAAGGC